GGCCAGTGCCGCCGGGTCCTTTACACCCCGGGGCAGAGCACCTGGGCGGCCATGCGGTACACGGGGGAGTATCAGATTGTCCGGTCCGCCGAGGACGAGGTGAGCGTGGAGGCCACACTCACCGGCGGATTTTTGGCATTCCCCGGGGACATTGTGCGGCTGAACCTTCCGAAGGCGGGGCTTACCGGAGAGTATCGGGTGGCGGAGGCGGAAAACCGGATGGACGAGTCGGGAGAGCAGACGGTACTGACACTGAAAGAAAGGACGTGAGCATATGTGGCTGTCCCAACAGATGCGTCCCGCGCCGGAGGACACCGGGGCCGATCTGGGGGTGACCTCCATCTCCGGCTCCAGCGCCGGGGTGATAGCAAAGGGTGAACTGCGGTCTCTTCCGGTCTATGGGCCCGGCGGATACCTCTGGCAGCCCGCGGCAGGGCAGACCGTGCTGGTGATCAAAGGCGGCACCGGCGCACAGGAGTGCTGCGTGGCGGGGGCAAAGCAAGCCCCTGCGCCCACCGGGATGCAGCCCGGAGAGGTGTATCTGTACGCCGGAGATGGGAGCATTTATCTGAAAAACGACGGCACGGTGGTGCTGCGGGGCACCGTCAGTGTGGAAGGTACGCTGATGATCAACGGGGAAACGTGCAATCCCAGCTTCTGTCAGACGGAGGGGACGACATGAGAGAATTGAAAATTCTGAACGGAGACTATGTGCCCGACGGCCTGGGCGGAGTGGTGCGGACGGAGGGAAAAGAAGCTCTCCTGCAGCGGGTTCTGTTCCGTTTGACGGCCCGGCGGGGACAGTTTCCTTTTCTTGAAAGCATGGGTTCCAGGCTTTACACCCTGGGGCAGGTGGACCCGGCCCTACGCCAGAGCACCGCACAGCAGGCCGTGGCCGAAGCGCTGGCCGAGGAAACGGGACTGCAGGTAGAGCAAGTGACCTTGAGCGGGGAAGACCTGACCGCCGCGCTGCTTTACGAGGGCCAGGAGCTGTCCGTACGGCTGTCGGTACAATGAGGGGGAGTGGGCATGAGAACAGTTGAGGAGATTTATGAGGAGCTGCTTGCCGCTTTTGCGGAACAGGCCGGATATGTACCGGACGATTCATGCGATCTGGCGGTGCGGCTGTATGCCGTGGCGGCACAGGTGCAGGCGCTGGAGATGCAGGCCGACTGGGTGCTGGATCAGAGCTTTCCCCAGACGGCTCAGGGGGAGTACCTGGATCGCCACGCCGCCATGCGGGGCTTGACGCGGCAGGCCGCGACCCGAGCTGTGGGAACACTGCGCTTCTCCACGGGGGAGGCGCCGGTAAGCGATCTGGCGATTGCCCGGGGCAGCGTATGCATGACGGCGGAAGGCGTGCGGTTTGAGACAACCGCCGACGCCGTTCTGACGGCGGGATCGCTGTGGGTGGATGTGCCCGCGCAGGCGGTGGAGGCGGGCAGCGGCGGCAACGCCGCGCCGAACACTGTGACGGTTCTGGCCGTGTGCCCGGTGGGGATTACGGCGTGCACAAACACCACCGCCTTTACCGGGGGTGCGGAGGAAGAGAGCGACGATGACCTGCGCACGCGGGTGCTGGAGAGCTATCAGCGGCTGCCCAATGGGGCCAACGCGGCTTTTTACGAGGAGCAGGCTCTGTGTCATGAGGGTGTGGAAGCGGTGATCGCTGTGGGCCGGGCCAGAGGAATCGGAACCGTGGACGTATACCTTGCCACGGCGGCGGGCGCGCCGGATGCGGAATTGCTGGAAGAAGTGGAGGAGGACCTGCAGGCGCGGAGGGAAATTGCCGTCGACCTTCAGGTGCTGGCCCCGACACTGAATCCTGTGGATATTACGATGGAGATCGCGGCAGAGGACGGCGCGGAGTTTGCCCAGGTCCAATCCGACGTAGAGTCGGCAGTGGCGGGGCTGTTTGGAGGAAAGCTGCTGGGAAAGCCGCTGCTTTTGGCTCAACTGGGAAAGATCATTTATGAGGTGGATGGCGTGGAGAACTACCACATTCTCACGCCGGCGGAGGATGTTACGGGGAATGCCACGACCCTGCCGGTGCTGGGAACTCTGACGGTGACGGAGGTGGAGGCGTGATATGGAGCAGCAGTATGAGGCGTTTCTGAAAGCCCTGCTGGCGCCTTTGGGAATCTATGATCTGTCTGGCGGAACCGTAAATGCGGCGGAGCTCCACGGCTTCGGGCTGGGGCTGGACGCCGTGGCGGAAAAGCTGGAGTACTCCGAGCGGGAGGCGTTAACAGCCACGGCGGAGAATGAGGGCCTGCGCCGCAGGGAGGCACTGTTTGCCCGTCGGCCCGCGGCTGTCACGCCGCAGCAGCGGCGGGAGGCCATTGCGGCTCTGCTGCAGATCGACGCCGACAGCTTTTCCCTGACCGACATGAACCGGACGATCAGCGGCTGTGGGATTCGGGCTGTAGCAGCTGAGACAGGGCAGGGACACATCCGGGTATCCTTTCCCGAGGTGACGGGAATTCCGGACGAATTTGATCAGATTCAGAAAATTGTGCTGGACATTATTCCCTGCCATCTGGAAACCGAGTTTTATTTCCGCTATCTGACCTGGACGGAATGTGAGAGCTTTGGCTGGACATGGGGGGCCGTGGAGAGCGCGGGCCACACATGGCACAGCTTTGAATTGGCGGTGTGACAATGGAAATGGGATTGAACGAGAGGGTAATGGCTCTGGAGGAGCGGGTATGCGCCAATGCCCGGGGACTTGAACGGCTGGAGCAGAGTCAAGAGACGCTTCGCCGGCTGGCGACGGCTGTGGAGGTGTTGGCCACCAAACAGGAAAGCGTGGCGGGCAGCGTGGCGCGCCTCAACGGCAAAATGGACGCGCTGGAGCAGAAGTCCGCCCGCAGATGGGACGGATTGGTGGACAAAATCCTGCTGGTACTGGCGGGAGCCTTTGTATCCTTCCTGCTGGCGAAGGGGGCTGCATGAAAAAAACATGGACCATGTCCAAGCTGATCGCCTGCGGAGTGCTGGCCGTAGACGGATCGGCCACCTATGTGGTGCTGTGGTTTTGCTATCTGGCCATTGAACGCCAGTTTACAGGTTCGCTGCCGTACCTGACTACCCTGATCGGGGCATTGCAGGCAGCAACTGCGGTGGTGCTGACCGCATATTTTGGAAAGAGCCGGGCGGAGAACGTCCGGGGCGGAATCGTCTACGACACGGCGCTGGGTGACAGCGAGCGCTGCTGACAAACGGGAAAGGAGGGTCAAATATGAGCAATTTATTGAGAAAGCTGACATCCCGCAAGCTATGGCTGGCGGTGGCCGGACTTGTGACCGGTGTTGCCATGGCCTTCGGTGTGGACCAGAGCGCCGTGACCACGGTTGCCGGAGCGGTGACGGCGGTGGTCTCAGTTGCGGCCTATGTCCTCGCCGAGGGCCGGGTGGATGCCGCTTCCGTGCAGACGGCGGCGGAGCAGATCCGCGGTGCGGCCGTCGCTGTACAGAATGGGGGCGAGACCGATGACGGAGCTTCAGCAGCTTCTTGAGACCGCCCGGGGCCAGCTCGGCGTGAGCGAGGTACCCAGTGGCAGCAACTGTGTCCGGTATAACACCGACTATTACGGGCGTGAGGTCTCCGGAAGCGCATATCCCTGGTGTTGTGTATTTGTATGGTGGTGTTTTTGGAAGGCGGGGCTGCAGGAGCAATTTTACGGAGGCGGGCGCACCGCTTCCTGCGGGACTCTGGCAGCTTATGCCCGGTGCCGGGGACAGTTTGTAGAGGACGACTATCAGCCCGGTGACCTGGTATTTTTCCGATTCAGCGGAACAGCCATTGAACACATCGGCATCGTGGAAAAGGTGAATACGGACGGCAGTCTTACAACCATCGAGGGCAACACCGGAATCGGGAACAACGCCAACGGCGGACAGGTACAGCGCCGCATCCGATCACTGCGGTACGCGGCTGGCGCATACCGCCCGGAATACGGGAAGGAGGAAACCGTGACCTACGAGGAATGGAAGGAATATCAGGCCCGGTATGAGGCGGAGCGGGCGGAGCTGGAGCCAGGCGACTGGAGCCGGGAGGCGCGGCTCTGGGCCGAGGAGAACAGAATTGTGCAGGGCGACACGACCGGTGCCAAGAAGTACCGCTCCGCCTGCACCCGGGAGCAGATGGCCGTCTTTCTGCTTCGCCTGTGGCAGAAACTGGCGGCTGCTTCCGGCGGAAAATAA